CGCTTTTCGCCAAACCATCGGTGGCATCAACCGTATGGTTGACGGGAGCAAGGCGAGTGACTTCGACGATCAGATTTGTCAGATGCTATTCGATGACGCCGTGATGATGGGGAGGCAACGGGCACTAGCTCATCCGCCCTACCTCCTATCTACGCACGACGCCATCAATGGTAATGCTTATTTCCAACCGTTATCGCTTTCCAAAACTCCTGGCCATCCCTTGAAAGAGTTTCTGCCCCCCGGTGTCAAAGGCCGTTCCACTTATCTTCCTTTGAAACCCGACGGGTCGCGCGAAATGTCTCAACAGCTCGCCGCCCTTCATGCAGAAACCTACAAGGCTCCTCACACCAAGAATCCTGCACCCCAGGTTTTCTCCTCATTCCTCAAGTCCGAAACTCGGTCGGGCACCATCCCAGCCGACGGCTCTTTGCCTAAGTTCAAAAAGCCTCGTATCATTACCGCCGCGCCATTGCATATGACGATAGTGATGCGAGAGCAATTTGGAGCTCTAGCAGAAGCCGACACCTTCAAGAACGGTTACCTTTCTGCGGTAGGCATCAACGTCTACTCGCCCGATTGGAACACCATGATTCTAGCTTTGCGCGCTATGAATGTTCTTGGCTTTGGTGGTGATTTCAGTTATTTTGACTCATACCTGAAAGAAAAGATTCTCCTCGCCTTCATTGCTCATTGCAATGCATACTATGGCGAAATCGGAGATCCTGCGCTACGAGCCTACTTGTTGCGTGCGTGTAAAGACGCCGTAATCAAAGTGGGTCCATATTTCATACGCAAGAACTTCGGTGGTACTACCGGAAATCCTCTTACAGTTCATATGAACAATTTTATCTTAGATTATTACCTCAAAGGTGCGTTTTTGTGGCTTGCCCGCAAATTCCAACCCATGTTTTTCGATACTTGCTTCTATCACAAGCTTGTCAAGGCATTTGGGATGGGAGATGATCACATTGTCTCCCCGTCCCCATCGGTCCAAAGTTGGTATCACTTCAACACACTCAAAGAGGTCTTCACCGCCCTCAACATCAAGTACACGCCTCCCGTTAAGGATGTGCTCGTTTGGCCAGACCTCCAGCCCATTGAAGATGTAACCTTCCTCTCATGCAAGACTCGCATTGACCCCAAGCTTGAATTGAATGTCAAGTATCTCGCAGTAAACGCTTCCGAAGATTATCGAACTCTCAAGTGGGTCTCTGACTCGCTCACGCCCACTGAAGCCCTCCAATCAAACGCCACCGGTCTCATGTACCGTTCTGTTGGTTTGGGCCGTGACGGATACTACGATCTATACTATCTTTTAGTGACCGTGTTCCGCCGCCATGGCTTGACCATTCGACTTCCTTCTTGGACGTCCGTGGCGAATGGTTTCATGACCTTCGCATTCGATATCTACGGGAGTGATTACTCACCGTATCCTCACCTTGTTGGTTCTCCTGTTGATGGTCGAGCCCGGCTCATGTTCGATCACAACTTCGAGGACTATTTTGATTCACCCTACATCAACACCTGTGATGGAGCGGAGCTCCGGGTTTGTCACATGGAGTCCGGACATTCTGTTCTCACAGCAGAAAAGGTAGTAACACCAGAACCTACTCCGAATGCAGTCGTTCTTGCTCCCGCCCCCCCTCCACCCAGACATCGTGGTTTTGCTCAGGCCACGGCGGAAGACATGATGCGTCGAAAAGCTCCATTCTACTTTTCCACATCTAGCTCAACCTTTGCCGTGAACTTGTCCACAATTTTCACAGCCAACTCTGGTGGTG